CTTTTTCTATTTTATATTCTGTGCCTGTAACTGTGTAAATATAGTATTGAACTGCTACTCTATTATCTCCAACAGGTCTAACCATATCAGCAGGCAAATATTCTAATGCTACTACTGAACTTCCAATACCTCTAATCTTGCGTAAATAAGCATTTCCAAGTAGTAAATAATCTTGAATGTAGTTTCCCCATACAATAGATGGAGGAATATTACCATTCATAGGGTCTCTTAATAGTTCAGTAATATCATTTACTTGTATTTCTTTTTGACCAGATGTTTTATTAGCAACCTCAAAACTAACCTGGGAAAAGTTAGTAAGATACCAACGAGTACAAATAGCAACAATAGAGTTTAAAGATAAATCTCCAGCTTCTCTTACCCAATCTCTATTAGATGAAGGTAGTTTTTTTTGTAATAAAGCAAGTAAATCTCCATTGCCTCTACCTGTTAATCCACCTGTACTCATTGAATAGTTGTTTGGTGGTGGTAGTTGTTCTTTATTATTTGCTGATTGTAGTTTTAAGAAATCAAAAAATCCCATATGTTATATCCTCATTGGTTGCTTTTTTATTTTATCGTTAGCACTAATATGCCATAAACTTCTTCAATATAAACAACTGACTAAATGCATCAGACATAGCATCAACTTGGTCATCGTGTTTGCCAAGTGGAAATGTTCTTAACTCTTCTACAAACTCTCTATTCCAAGGTGCTTTTAAAATATAAACATTACCAGCATTTATTTGACTTGCTACACCTTCTGCTCTTATTTCTTTTTTTCCAGTAGGTTTTATTTTATTTATATTATGACCTGCTAATACTCTAAATAAATATTGTGCTTGAAACTTACCTGCTGCTCCTGGGTCTTCTGGTATTGTAATGTTTATTCTACCATCCAAATCAGCGGTATTTTTAATCCATTTATCTCTAACATCAGGAGACCATTGACCTCTTACAACATCAATAATATATATATTTTTATCAGCATCTATACCCATCTTTATGCCAGCACTAAAGTCTCCATCATTTTCTGTTGCTGCTAAATCCCAACTTCTAACTATTTTTGTAAGATTATTTGGTAAAGCATCAATATATTTAAGATTATGTATTTTAATAAATGAGCCTTCTTTTGGTGTAGGATTTACTTGATAAAGAGATTGGAAAGCATAGTCTCCAATAACCTTTTTTATGCGCAATAAATCATCAATATTGTATCTTTCTGGCCATAATGCTTCTCCGATACTTCTACCAATAATATCATCAGCATCTTCGCAAATAGCAGGTAAATCTAATATATGCCATTTATCTGGTTCTGCTTCTACTGCTCTTACTGATAAATCATCTTCATTCCAAGGTGTCATAGTAATCAATACTTTTCCACCTGGCTCTAATCTTGTAAGTAAATCAGAAGTATACCAATCCCATACATTATCTCTATATGTTTTACTTTCTGCTTGTTCTCTATTTGCTACTGGGTCATCAATACACAATACTGAAAAACCTTGGCCTGTAGGAGCATTACCTGTTCCTCTTGCCATACATACTCCACCTTCTTCAGATTGCCATTCATCAGCAGCAGTTTTATTTTTATCCATCTTATTTCTTGATGAATAAATGTTTCTACTCATACGGCTAAATCTACGAGCCATTCTTTCATTGTAGGAAGTAATAAGCACATTATCTTCTGGATACATCTCCATCATATAAGCAGCAAGTCTAATAGTTGATGATTGTGTTTTAGAGTGTCTTGGGGGCATTTTAATCAATAATCTGTCAAACTTACCATCAATGAAATCTTGAATAGTTTCTGCTATTTTAATAATATGTGGTGGTAATGTCCAGGTTTTAGGATATGTAGCAATAAGAAAATCTAAATATAAGGGCTGTTCTTTTTGTTTTTTATCATTCTCTATCTGGATTTGCTGCCGAGAGAAGTTGAATACTCCAGTTTGCAAGCTGTTGATGTAAATCGGCAATCTGTCCTGCGCTTTGTGTCCTAATGTATCTTTCATCTTGTCCTACTTTTGCTATTGTTTCTATTGCTTTTAAATGTTCTTTTAAACTTGTAATAAGCAAATCCTCTATCCTATCAATAGCATTTTCAGGTAATAATGCCTTTTGGTCATCATCTAACTCTGCTTTTATTTTAGATACAGCACTTTTAGCTATACCGTGTTTTCTTGATAGTTCGCATACACCTAAACCAACCATCAATCCAGAAATAATATCTGCTTTTAAATCGTTAGTTATTTTAGTATATGTTCTTGTTTTTCGTTCTTCCATAATAGATACCTCATTGTATTTTAGCATTAGGATAAAAAAGAACCCCAGTAGGAGAAATACTGGGGTTATGCAGGAGTTGTAGAAATGTCAATGAACTACAAATATATTATACCACAAACTACAATAGTTTTACCTGCTCATCCCAACAATGTAGATAAATATTTGCCATTCCTTCATCGAGAAGCATTTTAATAAACTCAACAGGACTTTGGTTCATATCAAAAGCAGCCATAAGTTCTTCAATAGATGCCATATCATTTTCTTGTGTCATAGCAGCAATATTTATTTTTATAATAGGATGCAAACCTTTTAGTTGATTATTATTTTCTTCCATTTAGATACCTTATACCAAATACAGTCTATCATTCTCTTCTCGGAAATAACAATAAATACCTTCTTCTATTTTATTTATTCTTTTGCCTTTAAACTTATGCTCGTGTTTAGGCCATTCTTCTTTGCTAATATAACCAACTATATTCTTTGCTCTAACTATTGTCATTTTTATTCCAAGAACCCAGCCAATATATACTTGAATATTTCCGCTATCATAAATCTCATCAAGTTTTTCTATTTCTATGCTGTGTTTCATTCAACCATTCCAAGATATTTACTTATAAGTTCTATCCCAACATCAGCATCTTTAACTTCAACAAAAAGGGGCCATTTTGAGGTGTTTTTCATTATAATATCCTTCCACTCTTGTTGTTGTATTGATAGCTTCCCTTTCTCGCTTTTTACTTCAATATAGAGGCAACTGTAAACACCATTGTCTATTGGTATTATTAAATCCCATACTCCACTTCGCATTCCAAGTTTTTGAAGCCATTTGATTATTCCAAATCCAGTACCAAAAAAAGAGTTGGGTGGATGGTAAATACATTTCAAAACTTCGTAGTCATTTTCATTAGCTCTAACCCAATCCATAATAGCAATATGGATTTCTGCTTCTTTTTTCATAATGGATTTTACCAGTTCAAATAGGAAAAAACAGGGCTATTATTTGTTGGACAGATTAGCATTATTTGTTGGACAAAATACTATTATTTGTTGGACAAAAATGTATTATTTGTTGGACAGTTTTATTGAGTGTCCAACAAATCCTATCCTAAATAATGGTTCATCTTTCTCTTAAGATAAAAAGATAAAAAGATAAAAGAATAAAAGGACTGCGTCCTTATTTATATAACTTTTCTATATAAGAGAAGGTTCGCTAACGCTCCATCTAAATAAGAGAAAAAGCATTATTTCTTATTCAAGCTCTCCTATATTAAAAAGGAAAAATAAAAAATAAATAGAATAAAAAAATATCAACATTTGGAGGATTATAAAATGGCAATAGATATTACAGATACAGCTTTATTAATACTTGGATTAGTATTAGTCTATGAAGTTAGATTATATTGTTTGTATAGCAAACTTTTAGATTTAGAAATGAGCATAAAAAACCAATGATTTAGACACTTTTAGAATAGATTTGACTATTGGGCTATAAAAAATAAAACAGCCCTAAAATACAATGAAATAGCCCTTTTTACAAGAGGGTTTTATTTTTGTCTATCTATCTTATTCCTACAAGTTTAGTCAACACAAGATACTATTTATACATATACTTGCCTAAATAAAAAATCAGGGTAGAATAAGAAAAAAGGCAAAAATATTCCCTTTTTATTATTTATTATTGAAACTACAAAAGCAAAAGAAAGCCCCTCTTTTTAGAGGGGCTTTTGAGTTATTTCTTTCCGTACATCTCATTGAATATTCTTTCTTGGAATGCTACCTTTATTGCTTTTCTTTTTTCTTTACTATCAAAACTTTCCCATACTTCCTTGCTATGTTTTTGCTTTGCTAACCATAAATCATAATCATTAGGTTTATATTCATTAGAACCGTACATTTTATTTCTCCTCTGTAAGTGTAATCAACCTTACATACTTATTATACACTATGTAGCATAAATAGCAAGCAGTATCAGAAAAAGTTTTGGGATTATTTATTGATAATATTCCAATCGATTTAGTCAACTTATTTTATGTTATTCCTACTAAAATAGTCAACATTATTATGTAGTATATTCCTACTGATTTAGTCAACATAAGAGTTTAGGTTTTTTTCTTATTATACCACTGTGCGCACTACGTCGCAAGGTATGAAGGTAAGGTTGCATCCTATGTAGAATAAGGTATAATAGGAGTACAACAGGAGTTAAGAGCAGCGTACACGCTACCAAGCAGGAGAGTTGACAATCCTTACAGAATGTTGTATAATAGATGTAGATGAACCCCAAGTGCTAAATCTACAGGGAGCGCAGGCTCCCGCAAGCAGCACGTTTACATAGCAGGAGAGGCACTGATAGCAGGGCTCCCGCACACACCCCAACTGACGTTGGCAACCTGAACACCGATGAGTTCCAAAGTAAGGTAGCAAGTCCAGTAGAACTGATGGGTTAGGTGCGGGGGAGAAGCAGGATGGACCAATCAGCACCCATAAGGGCGCACTGCGCATCATAGGCAGAGACGGTTAATAATAAGGACTGCGGGACACCCGCAGCAGGAGAAATGTTATGTCAAGAGAGAGAGATTTTGGCTGGGAAGACCACGTTTATGGAGATGAAGGTAAGTTGATAGAGCGTCTTACACAAGAGTTCCACAACATCAACAACCTCCACTTTGCAGGTAAGTACGACATCAATGACCGGTTGTCAAAGAAAGACCTACACACCTGGCTGTGGGCAGCATACAACTACTGTATGGCTGTCCATTACGATGGTGCGGGAGTAGAGCCAGGAGCAAGGTTGAAGCGTCCTGACTACCTTACAATCAACTGTTATAAGGTAGGTTATGCTGGTAGATGTCGCAGCTATGGTAAGCCGGAAAAGGGTGGTACTTTTGAGATTTCAATCTCATACAAGTACTATGAGGATTGGGGATTTGTTCAAATCCTTGAGACCCTCTACCACGAGATTGCGCACCTTACCTACTTTGACCACAGCGATGAGTTTTGGGCAGAAGGAGACCGCATTGGCTTTGGTTTAAGACCATCCGGTGTCAAAGGTAGACCAGCCAAATGGGAGAGGTATTGCGAGGTATGTGGTGCTAACTGCCCAAGCGTATCAAGACCAAGCAAGTACTATGTGTGTACTGATGTGTGTTGGCCATACAATGATGATGTTACACCCAACTTCAATGATTGGCTCCGCATACCAAGTGCAGACAAGCCTTGGATGTTAGTCCGCAAGTACACAGGACCTGAAATCCTACTGTAATCAACTGATAGCCCCGCTAACCACGGGGCTATTTTTTACGCAAAAATGTTTTAGAGGTAAGGTTGCAATCCTTACATAATAGTGTATAATAGTAGTGTAGTCAACGCTACAAGGAGAATACTATGGAGTTAAGAAAGTTGAAAGATATGTATGCTGAATGGCAAGATGAAGTTGAAGTTGAAGAAGATGAGAGAACAGATGTAATCCAAAATATTGGAGAATGGGTAAAGACCCTCCGTTCCATCAAAGAGCATTTAGATAATCCTCTTGCAACAGATTATCAAATGGAAACGGTAAGACAAGCGGTTGATGGACTAATCATTACAACCGTTGCTCAATATAAGAGTATGACAGGTACATAGATAAATAAGCCCCTCCATAAAAAGAGGGGTTTTTTATTAGAGGAACGTGCTACAAATACACAGAAAGATGTATAATGTAAAAGGAGAAAAGAAATGTTTTACACAGATGAAGAATATTATGAGCAGTTAGAAGCGCAAAGAAGAGATGAATATGTTAAGTCTATCAACTATTACAATAAGCCAGTAAAGAAGAAGACAAAAGACCAAGTTTACTTTTTATTTGAAGCTGCTATCATTTATAGGATTAACTATAAGTTTAGCGACTATTGCAGAGAAGGAACTTATTACAAATATATGGATGGAGTACAAGATGCTTTCCAATGGCTAAAAAAACAAAATCCTTATAGTTTTAGATATTCCTATAAATGGTTGATGAAACATTGGGATGACAAGTTTTACTATTTTACAAGTGGAAGAGACTGGGCTAATGAAGATGAGACACGTTGGTTGATTGAAAAGTTTATAGATGAAGAACTCTTACCTAATGCTCAAAAATACTACGCAAATAAGACAGTCAAGGCAAAACCCACATTTACATTAGAAGCGCCTAAAACACCTATTATCGAGCCTAAAAAACAAGAGGTAGAAATAGTTAAGCCTGTTATAAATGAGAAGATTGTAAATGGTAAAGGAAGACCAAAGGGAAGTAAGAATAAAAAGCAAGAAGAAATGAAACCTCCAGTACATAAAGTAGATGATAAAACTATTGTCCCAGCATTACAAGATATTATTTGGTATGCTGATGGACTAAAAGCAAATGAAATAATGCAATATATAGAAGCTGATGAAAGCATTATTAAACTTATCTATGGAAAGTTACACGAGAATGCTGGAAAACTATGGGAGAAAAGAGTATGCGGAATAACACCAAGCGGAGCAAAGATTGAACGCTTTTATCCACTTACTCCACGCAAAGGTTATTTCTTCAATGGAGAAATATTAACATTATCAGTGTTAGCAAGAATAACTGGAATGGCAAAACAAACATTATCTTATAGGATTTCAAAAGGCCTAAATCATATAGACGCAATAAAAAATCAAATAAATGAAAATATGAAAAGAAAGTAGCAGGTGGATTGTAATAGTAATCAGAATAGTATTTATGTTATAAGTTGTATAACGTAAATATAGGAGAAAACTATTATGATTGGAAAACTTTTTGATACAGGATTTAGAGATTGGGATTTACTTGAACACGAGCTTTTGATGACTTGTAGGGTAAACATAAGACAGCACGTTCAAATGTTAAAAGAACAGCAAGAAGAAATAACAAATAGACACAACCATATGATGACAATAGATACAACCCCAAGATTTCTAAATACGTTTGATATTGATGCTTTATTGACCCCTTATGGAGTTGATTTTGAATGTTTAATCCAAGAGCAAGGGGTTAGTCAGTTTCAACCTTTTGCTTTGATTGAATACAAGATTTATGATGAGAGTGGCAAGAGAGGCATTTTAACTTATGGACAAAAATCAGCACTTATAGAACTTGCAAAGAAAAGCGATTTACCTGCTTACGCTATTTGGAGCCATAATAATAAGGATGGTTCTTACACTTGGTTTAGATTATGTTTACATCATCAGAATGTAGCAAATGTTGGTAAATCAGGTATAATGAGCGATAGACAATACTATAAGTTTAAAATGAGAATGAGAAAACTAAATGAGCAGATTGATGATGAACATTTATTATCATTATCAGATACTTTGGTTAGAAATGCGGATAAGATTATGGAGGATATTTTACACAATGCCAGCAAGTAATATGACTTTTGGATTTACACAGTTAGAGATAGCAAACAGAAGTGGTTTACATCAATCCCACATTAGTAAGTATTTGAATGGAAAAAGTATGCCAACATTGATGAATATTAAAAAGATTTCAGATGCTTGTAATATTCCTCTATCAGTAGTATCAGAGTATTTGTTAGATAAATACAACGACAAGAAAGAAGGATAATCTTTATACCTCCAAGTATATAAAATAAACTTGGAGGATTTTTTTATGCAACATCAAAACTGGACTGATTATAATATTAGTCGAAAAAAGAATAAGAACCCAACTATTGATGATGATAGATGGTTAGTTGATAAGTTTAAAAATGGTTCCGATAGAGAAAATAAAAAAGCATCGGAACAAGTATTAGAACTGTATGGAAATCTTGCTCATAGTATAGCTATCAAGTGTAAAGGAAGAGGAGTAGAGTTAGAGGATTTATTACAATCAGCAAAAATGGGATTACTTTATTCCTTAACTAAATATGATGCTGATAAAGGCAAACTATCTACTTATGCTACTCCTTGGATTTGGCAATATTGTTTAAGAACTATTGAAAATACAGGTAGAACAATAAGACTTCCAAATCATATACACGAAGCATTAATACAAATACTACGAGCAGGAATAGATTTAGAGTATACAGAACTAATAAATAAGATAGATTTACCACCAAGTAGAATACAGGCTGCTCTTGATGGCTATAAAACACAAACAATAGGCCTGGATGATATTACTGATGTATATGAGGATAAAAATATGGACAGAGTTATTTTAGACAGTATGATGGATAGTGTTATTGCTTTATTTGAAAAAGACCCATTATCAGCAAATGTTATTAAAGATTATTGTGGATTAGGCGAAGAAGATGAGATGATGGATGTTGAACTACTCGCTGCTAAATATAATAAACCAATAAGAGAAATGACTGATATTTTACATACAGCTTTAAATGTTATTAGAGATAGTGGACTTCTTGATGGGGAGACTATTGAAAAAAATGGTTAGTCTTTTACTTGGCGATTGTTTAGAAAAGATGAAAGAAATGGAAAGTAATAGTGTTGATAGCATAGTTACTGACCCACCATATGGCATTTCTTTTATGGGTAAAAAATGGGACTATGACATTCCTTCTATTGAAATATGGAAGGAATGTTTTAGAGTATTAAAACCTGGTGGACATTTATTATCTTTTGGTGGTACCAGAACATTTCATAGAATGGCAGTCAATATCGAAGATGCTGGGTTTGAGATTAGAGATACTATAATGTGGCTTTATGGTTCAGGTTTTCCAAAAAGTCATAATATTGGTAAGGCTATTGATAAAAAGTTAGGAAATGAAAGAGAAGTTGTTGGTGTAAATCCTAATCATAGAACTTCTGATGCTCTTTATGAGTTAGGTTTTCAGGGTGGTAAATCTGATGGTGTTATGACAAAAGGAACATCAGAATGGGAAGGTTGGGGTACAGGATTAAAACCTGCTGTAGAGCCTATTATTATGGCCCGTAAGCCATTCAAAGGTACTGTTGTAAGTAATGTATTGTCTTATGGAACAGGAGCCTTAAATATTGATGTTAGTAGGGTTAAAACAGATGAAGATTTTAGTAGTATCAAACCAAGAGATATTACAAAGTTAAATACAAAACGAAATGATGAAACAGAAGAAGAAGCTATTATAAGAAAAAAGAATGGTAATGAAGCTGTTCAAGAAGCATTAGATAAACTTCAAAATCTTGGTAGATGGCCAGCAAATGTAATACACGATGGTTCAGAAGAAGTAGTAAGTTTATTTCCTAATACTAAAAGTGGAAAAATGACATCAAATCATAATAGACATACAGATGGAAGTCCTAATGGTATATATAGCAAGTTTGATGTAAATCATCCTTTGTCAGAAACATATGGAGATGAAGGTTCTGCTGCTCGTTTCTTCTATTGTGCAAAAACAAGTAAAAAAGATAGACAAGAAGGATGCGAAGAGTTAGATGATAAAGAGATTGGAGCAAAAGGTAATGGATTAGGTAGAGTGTGCGAAACTTGTAGTGCATCTATTTTAAAGCCTTGCGATTGTCCTGAAAGAAGTTTTGTAAATAAATGTGTAAAGAACCATCATCCAACAGTAAAACCAACAGAACTAATGAAATACCTATGTAAACTTATTACACCCCTAAATGGCATTGTTTTAGACCCTTTTATGGGTAGTGGGTCAACAGGTAAAGCAGCATTATTAGAAGGATTTTCATTTATTGGTATTGAGATGGATGAAGATTATCTAAACATTGCGAGTGCAAGATTATCGCACATTTTAGGGGATAAAAATAATGAATAAAGAAGAGTTATTAGAGGATTGGATTGAACAAGGCGCAAGAGTAGTATATGCTCAACATATTCTTTCTGGTAATAGAGATGAGCGTGTTAGAGCTTATTTTAATGAAGAGCGCTATAAGAATATGAAACTTAATCTTGAATGTGCTAATCTTGAACTTATTAATAAAAACAAAGAACTATCAAATAAAATAAAACTTTTAGTAATGTGTAGAGCAATACAAGATGCAAGAGTTAAAGGTTTAGATAAAGAAATAGCATCTTATAAAGAAAAGTATGAAATAGCACTAAAAGCAATCGAAGAACTTGAAAAAGTTATTGATAAAGGTCATTATGTAAAGAAGTGCTGTAAGAAATGAACCAGGTATTATTCTGGTTTAGTGTAGCTCAACTATTTATATGTGGTTTTTATTTTGGATATTTATTTGGAGAAAAAAAGAATGAAAGCAGTAAAAAGTAATCTTGGAGATTATGTAGTTATAAAATATATAGAATGGTTGAAGGATAAAGATAAGTAGATAAAGAAAATAACCCACAAGCAAAACTTGTGGGTTATTTGTGTGTTATTTGTGTTTATCTTTTAAATCTTGTAAACTGGTCAATCTGTAATATAAATGCTAAATGTGCTAAATCTTTTGGGTCGAGTTTTTGTAATGTTATTTTTTCTGTTGCCAATGTTGGTTTTAGTAAGTTTATTGTTTTTGTTTGATTGTGTAAAGGATTTTGTAATAAAAAGAATAGACAGATTAAACTATTCATAACCTTTTCCTATTCCTGCTTTATTTGCTGATTGTCTTACTAAACGATGATAAAGCTCGATTTGTACTGCTTTGTCTAACAACTTCATATCATCGTCAGAAAGGGGCTTAAATACCTCTTTTACGCCATTATTTATAAGTTCTGACATCAACATACTACCAAGAGGAAGTTTAGATAAATCTACTTCAGGAACACCGATTTTCTTCTTTAAAAAGTTGCTTATAATACTCATTCTATCTCCTAATACATTTTTATAAATCCACCGAATGTGCCAAAGTTTATCCATTTTCTATTTTTAATATAAACACCATCTCCATTAGCAGATACTATATCTGTTTCAGGTCCAGTGTTTCCTTCAACCATTTGGACACCATTCTCATTAGATATTATTACAACTCCAATATGATAAATCCTGCCTCTACGATTAGAATAAAATAAACCAAGATAACCTTTTTTTAATAGTTCAGGATTATCTCTGGCTTCTTGAACTGTAATCCATCTCTTTTCTTTTTTAGCCCAAGCAGCCCATTCAGGTGTCCATCCAGATAAATCCATAAAAGATTTAGGCATTTTCTTTTTTAGTTTTTTTGCTGCTTCTATAAATCTATATTTAACAAAAGCAGCACACCAAGCAAAACCTTCATCAAGATTTACAGTTTTTAAATACTTGGCGATATGGTCTCCTTGGTTGTCTCCGCCCTTTTCTGTTGTTCCTACGTTGAGTAAAGCTTCTTCCGCTGCTTTTATTGCTATTAGTTCTTCCATATTTCATTTTATCAAGTCTAACTAAATGTATTTCCACCATCATAACTACGAACAATAGTAATGCCATTTACAGCGTGGGAATAAACTAAATAAACAACATCATCCCTTGTATATGCTGCTAAACCATTTGTAGTTACATTGCCAGTAATAACAAGAGAAGATGCAATAAATGTATTTCCAGCAGGGTCAAATGCTATTCTTCTAATACTTCCACCACTATCTGTTGTTCTATAAAAATGAAACTCTACTCCATTTTTATATACTGCTATTGCTGGTTGAGTTCCAGCTCCTAATGTAGTTGCCAATGTTGCTACTCCTGTTTCAAGATTATTTAAGATATATTTATTTATCGTTCCTGTACTATCTTGAACATCTAATATAAGATTATTTAAACCACTATAAGGTTGCCATTTTACAGCTGCTCCAACTGCTCCTGTTATATTAGTAGGAAGAATAGTATAAGTGGAGAAATCAGGAGCAATATTTATTAGTAGTTTTATTACACCAGCATCTTGATAAGCAATGACGTGTTGGTAAATAGCACTATGGTCTGCTGATAATACACCAAAAACAACTGCTGGATTTAAGAATGATTTTCTATATTTTTTAGCAGCATAAAGAGGAGTAATGTTAGATGTTAAAGTAAGATAATCAACTCTATGATTTTTGAAAGAAAGACCCATAGGAGTACCAGTCTTATAAGTACCATTTGCTGCGCTAACACCACTTCCTCTATTAGCAAGAGTAGATGATAGTAATAAATCAACATTACCTGCTAAAAGAGGTGTTTTTGTGCCAGCTACTAACAAACCAAAAGCAGGGCCTCTTAATATACTAACTGAAGGTAAAGTAATAAGTGGAAATGCTGTATTTTTATATACTCCAAAAGGGTCGCCATAATCAGGTATTAGTTCATTACTAATAAGTTCATCAAAAATAGTTTGAGCAAGAACTGAACAATCTGCTTCTCCTTGATTTTGGTAAACATTTAAATAATCTTTTTGAACTGTACCTCCACCAGTATCTGCTTTGAATGTAATACCACCAAGCCAGAAACTATATCCAGTTATAGAGTTAGCATAAGATTGTCTACCGCTTCCAACAACTGTAGATGGAGAAGCACTAAAACCCTTATGATTACCTTGTATTCTTGAGGTTAAATCTTGAATAGTAGTATTAGCAAGAGTTACAACACCAGATACTTTTAATACATCAAACTCTTCCTCGTGTTTTCCTGATGTACTATGAGACCAAAGTCTTCTACCAAAATATGTTGTTCCAGCAGTAGCATCTGTTTGTACCTTTACATAATATTCTGGTGGAAAACAATAATCTGATTGACAGGTTTGAGTATCAGCAACAAGAAAAACTCTTCCTAATGTAATAGAAGGATTTGTTATTTGTAAACTTCCTATTCTTGCTACTCCAAACCAATCTTGATTTTGTCTTTCTTGTAATGGAAGAGAGCCAGTTGGATTTAAACGTGGATAAGGGTCATCTTGGTCATCTATACTTGCTGATTTATTAGGCGGTATACATAAATCAAATCTTTTTCTTTCAAAAGTAGGAGAAGATGTACTAAAAGTATAAGTTTTAGCATCAGCACCTGGCATACAAGATAATGTTAAAGTATCTGAAAACAAAGCACCAGTATTACTTTTAACTTCAATCTCTAAAAATCTATAAGAGTTAAAGTTTTCTGTTGGAGAAAATGTACGAAGATTAGTAACTCCACCAGCAGTTATTTCAGTTTCATTAGCAAGAGAAACAAATGCTCCAGGAAAGTTCCATCCACGAAAAGGAAGTCTGGTATATTTAGGGTCATCTCCATTAGCAGTAAGAGAAGTACCAATAATAGCAGTTTTTATTGTATTTGGTAATGTAAAAACAGGGCCAGTATTTACAGTTTGAGGAGAAGCACCTGGATAAGCAGTAAGAGTTGATGAAATACTATAATCATAATAAGTATCGCTTTCATCATAACTTCCAGTGCGAACAATATCTCTATAACCTAAACCAGCATTATCTACACCAGTTAGTCTTATTGTTAAAGCATTAGGATAAGATACATCATAAGCATTGATTTTGCCAAGAAACTTCATTCTTCTTTCAAGCGCTACCCAAGAAGACATTGTAATAGTAGAGTTTTGTGGGTCTCCAAAAACATCATCTGTACCAATATTTTTACAATCTACAGAACTACCTGTATGAGTAGCATAAAAGTCAGAACTAATAAAGTTAAGATGGGTGTATCCTGGCACTGCTATACTATTAGTTGTCATAGTACTCATAGTTAGTTGACTTATGCCAGATACAGAACCAGATTTTTGAAACTGGGTTATATTTACATCATATCTATAATCAGTGGCTAATGCGGTAGAAACAGTACCAGATGCTTGAACTGTATTTCCACTAATAGTTATTCTTGATAAAGCAGTACCACCAACTGTACTTCTTTCATACTGTTTGTAAGTTGTGTAAGAAGGATAATCTAATACTGCTGTTGCTGTTTCATTTACATCATATTTAATATCTGATGGCACTTCAAAATAAAATGTACCACTAATAGCACCTACTGCAATGTTTGCAGTA